CGTGATGTCCAAGCCGTCGCCCACCAGCTTAGCCTTCAAGTCATCCAACGTTTCATCCAGCACCATGCGAGCAACATCACGCACACGCAGGAAGGTCATGGCATGATGGCGGTCCATGTACCACTTAGTCTTCAGCTTGTACATCTGACCGTCTGCGGTCTGGAATACCCAACCTTCAATGCCTTCAGTTTCTTGTTGCAGCTTCATGAAGAAGTCGGCTTTATCTTCAGCTTCAGCCAAGCCGTTCAGCAGGTCATGCTGACTTTCAACCAGCGGGACCTTGAAGTCATCGCACAGCTTACGCAACATGTCTTCAGAGTAGTAGCTGCCGGTCACATTGTCACGGACGTGAAGCAGCTTCAGCTCGTGCTCCGGATATGCAACCACAATGCGTGCATTCGGCGAGGTGAACTCGTAGATGGCGGTTGCATTAAGCTTCGTTACATGGTCACACAAATCAATGATGTTTTGCTTACCCTTCAAGAAGGAGCGCGCCAAGTTGCATACATCGGACTCAAAGCTCTTCTTGGATTTGATATCGAAGTCAGCCTTGCCGGAGATTGTCGAGAACGGAGACTTATGAGCCCCCACACGGACGGTGTGGATCATGGAGCCGTCACGCTTCAGCATGATGCGAGTGATGTTATCCCACGGGATGTTATGCACCAACGTTTCTTCGCGTTCATTCACATTGAAGAACTTATGCAGCGGGCGACCGACAACCTCACCAGCGGAGTTGAACACAATGCCGCGGCACTCTTGGGACCACTTATCATCGAAGGTGCCTGCACTGGAGACCATATAGCAAGCAATGGTGAAGCCGTTACGCTCGCTGAAGCGAATTTCCTCTTTGTGGGAGACACGCGAATGCAGGTCATCAATCTTCTTAATCAACGGGAAGGTCGATGAATCGAAAATGTTACCAGTCTGGTTATCCATGCTTCAGCCTCATGTGATAGTTGTTACGATAGAATGATTATACAACAACTGTCCATGAGTTGTAAACATGAAAATGCCACCATGACATACATCAAGGTGGCATTTTTACACAGAACTATTTATTGCTGTTTTGTTGCGATCAGCACATCAAACTTTGCAATTAGCTCTTTGAGCTGATCTACATTATGGCTGTCAATGACAGTGCAATTAAAGCAACCGCACTCTACATAATGGTTACCGTAGAGCATTGCGAGACTTTCGATCTTGCAATGAAGTCTCACAATCAATACAACGAACCGCACTTGGGACTGCAGCTTTACGTGCAGCACCGATGTCTTCACCGCAGTCAATGCATGCGGTTACGGGAGAGACTTTATCAAGTTGAGCACGTACACTTTCCAGTGTCTTGTCAACAAGGCCTTGTTGGATGAAGAACGGTTCGTCGTCTTCCGTGATAGTAGTTTCTTGAATGTTGTTTGTCATTATTGTAATGCTTGTCCGATAGTCTTCTTAAAGTCGTCTTGGTTCGAAGTTAGGTTCGGTGTGAAGTTAATGCCGGTAACACGTTCAACTTCAGCAACAGGTACAGCATATTGCTTATACGTAGTTCCCTTGACGTTGGTGTTCGGCACAATGTATCCAATTCCAAGGCCGTCATTCTTGTCAATGATCACCTTGAAAGTATGGGAAGGAACAGCAACACCAGAGCCGATAGTCTTGATAGGATGGTCAGCAAAGATGGGACCAGTAAAAACATACACACCGTTCTTTGAGATTGCAAGCTTACGCGCATGCTCTTCAATCTCACGCCACACACCGCGGTTCAGAATTGGGTCTTGCGGGACCATGTTTGACATGTAAAAGCTTTGTAACATTGCAGCAGAGTCTTTACGCATATCTTCAACCGGTGCCATATGACCTTTGTCATACCCAGAGCCAACATAGTCACCCGGTACCGCACGAGCTGTAGCCTGTAGGTCAGGGTCAGCCCTGAACTTGTCAATTCGCGGGTTAACACCGCTGATGTTTTCAGGCAGCAAAAGCTCAACCGAGTACACAGGTACTTTCAGTTGATCATCATGCAAGGTATAAAACGCAATGCGACACAGCTGTGTTGTGTGCGCATGGTCCGTGACCGTAGGATACCCGTAAGGCATGAACTGGTCACAATGAGGCGACGGTTCATTGCCGAAAGCGGCCATTGATGCTACAAGGCCGAAAATTGCTAACCACTTCTTCATATTACTCCTCGAATGAGCATTTGATTTTCCCATACAGGTCATCAAGGCCCAAAGACTTATCATTAGAGATCACTACATCCGTGTCAGCATGTGTGATGCCCAACTCGGATTCATGATTGTATCTATCATCCTTGATCAAATTAGGCACTGTCAAGTAGATGAGCTTTGCACCAGGCAAGCTGCGAAGCCATTCAGCTTCATTCTCAAACCGGACATCAGTGATGATGGTGCAGAAGCCAGCTTCTTGGTTTGCAAGATGCTCCATCTCAGCACGTTTGATCCACACATCCTTCCGCATCATGTTACGACCGTACTCTGTGCCGAGCAGTTGCATGGCCTTACGTGGAGTAAAGCCCCAGAAAGGATCGACCTCTTCCTTGAGCTTACGATCTTCAAGCTGCAGGTCGGTAAAACCAAACATCACCTTGCAAGCTTCCTTCAGCGGCTTAGCAAAAGCATAACGCCGGTACTTACGAGGGAAGAGTGTTTGAATGTAGTTTGCTACGGTATCTTTGCCGCCGTTCAGTGGGCCATGAATGCCGATGATTGTGGCATCCTTTAGAGAAATTGACATATAGCTATGATGATTTTCTTTCCAACGTTGTACAATGTAGCAGTTGACTCATACATGCCGATGAGCAGGTACCACATTGCAAGCCCAGCGAAAGCAATCTTCGAAAGCAAAGATTGATAGTCACGTGGGTAAGACCGAATGGGCATCCATAGATGAATGCCCACTACGGCCGTTACTATCAGTGCATTGACAATGTCAAAGGTGTTCAAACTGCAAGGTCCTTAGACAGATCCAGCTCTTCAAGGTCTTTTACATACAATGCTTCAGCCGTGGTGGCCTCATAGTATTCGATTTCACCTTTCACAGCTTCAACTTCAGCTAACAGCTTATCGATCTGATCCTTAGTAAGATTGTAGATACGAATCTCAAGGAGCTTATCAATATGCTTGAAGCCGTTGTTGTCCAACAGCTCTTCCAGCTGAGCTTTAGTCAGCTTTGAGAACTCTTGGCTACGTTCGAGGTACATGTTGATGAAGCGAACCTTCTCCTTCAACAGCTCGAGGTCCTTTGATAGGGCTTCGATCATGCGAAGGCGACGAACTTCATACAGCTTGACGCGTTCCTCAATGAACATGTCACACAGCTCCTCTGGAGAGGAGAAGCATTTCAGCTTCCCATTCGGGAGCCATACCGTGAGGTTTTCAGACTCACGTGAGGTCAGCTTCAGCTTTTGCATGAGGACATCATCATCCTCATAACCGGTAGTACGAGGCACGGTCAGCTCAAACTCAAACTTCTTCGAGGTGGAACGGTTCTCATAGTCCTTGATGTAGGACAGGTCAATCAGCTTCAGCAGCACTTCCTTGTAGTCATCTTGATAGGTACCGATGGGCAGCTCAGAGACCAGCAGAGTGGTGGAGTTAACCTTCTCAACCTTGCCTTTGATCAGCACTTGGCCGGTAGCAAGGCGCTCAACAGTACCGGTGAAGCCACGATACCAAGGCACGAGCTTGATGTTAGTGGTCTTACCCTTGAGTTTGTTGAGGATGTACTTCTTCAGGTCATTCGGGTTATATGGCAGGATCTTTGTAGCAAAGCCTGTGCCCATACCGGCCACGCCGTTGATCAATACATTCGGCAGGATTGGTATGTAGAACTTCGGCTCAATCTCCTCACCGTCTTCCTCAAGGTGGTCAAGGATCAGGTCATCCTCACGCTTGAAGATTTTACGGAAAGCCGGTGTCATCTTCGTGAAGATATACCGAGAAGCCGCATTAGTAGGAGACAAGCGAGAGCCGAACTGACCGAGCGGCTCAAGGTAGTTGAGGTTATTTGCCCCAGCAAAGTCTTGTGCCAGGCCCACGATGGTGGCTTCAAGCGAAGCCTCACCGTGGTGGTATGCCGCAACCATCGAGACTGCAGCAGCCAGCTGAGAAACCTTGATGCCGGTCTCAGGAATGCTACCGGCACGGCGAAGCGTACCGTAGATGGCTTTGCGCTGAGACGGCTTGAAGCCATCCATCAGCGAAGGGATTGCACGTTGGTTTGCATAGACCGAGTACTCACGTACCGGGCCATCAAACAGCTGCTTAACGGGAATTGCACGTTTTTGTGTAGCCATGGTTATGATTGTACCTTATCTGAGTTGGTTTGTAAACGGTCTTTAGACTTTGATCGGATCAGCTGAGATGTCCAGCCAAACCTTACGCTTGTCGGTAGCACCGTCTTCCTTGCCAAAGACAAGGTTGATGATCTCACCATCCATGACCTTATCCATTGTGATCTGCACGAGGTGCTCATCAACCTTGGACAGGTATCCCTTGAAGTCCTCAGGAGTGGAAGTACCCAGACCCTTATAGTACTTGAACTGCTTGACAGAATCCTTGTTGCCAGCCTTGTTCAACCATTCGTTATACTCAAGCTCAGTCTCAAAAGCAATCGGCTCTTTCTTACCCTTGACCCAAACCTTGATGATCGGGGTGAAGAAACGATACACAATGCCCAGCTCAAACAGCTCAGGCCAGAACTTGTAGAGGTTGCTAATCATCAGGCCGGCAATGTGAGCACCGTCATGGTCCGCATCAGATGTGATAACGAGATGGCTGTAACGAAGGTCCTTGACCGACTTGACCGGCTCACCGATCTTGAGGCCCATTGCTGCAATGATGTTGAAGAAC